CCCGTCCCTACCGCGCCGGGCCCGACCTTGCCCCGGCCTGCCTAGCCCCGCCGTAGATCATTCAAATTTTACGATGCCGAACCGACCGAAGGTCGGGCGGAAATCGCCGATCCCGATCAGTCGCCCGGCACTCTCGATCGTCTCGCGCAGCGCGTTGCGATCGACGTACTCCGGCAACAAAACCATCAAATCAAATTCGGCCTTCCAGCCGGCACGCATCGCCGGGCGCGTGCGGTTTATGCCCGCGCGCTGCACCATGACCCGACGCTTGTCGAGATAGTCCCACTGGGTGCTGCCTAGGGCAGCCAGCGGTGTCGTCACCACGATCGCGGCCTTGAACAGGTCCATCGCCGACTTCCGTGGCGAGCGCGGATCCTGGCGGAATTTTGCTGCATGGATGATCGCGCCGCGCAGGTACTCTCCGGGAATCGCGAGCTGCCCGTCGTCGGTGCGGTAGACGTAGCTCTCGACGTCATCCGTCTTCTTGGCCTTGGAGTTTTTGGCCGACTTGGCCTTTTCGTCCACCGCCTCGGCGTTCCAGCGGTGGAAAAGGAAATCTGCCGACCCCTCGACCGTGACCGCGACCGCATAGGGCTGGCTGTGGTCAATGGCATCCTTGCCGCCGTTGGTCGGCTCTTTCAGAGCAATAACCGCGTTCATCTTTGTCTCCAATCAAGAGGCCGGACCATTCCGAGCCTCACCTCACCAGACCCGGCCCTGCCAAGGCTTAGCGTGCCTTGCCAGACCCATCCGATCTCTTCCCGAAGGTCCGCTTGGACCAAGGGTTTTTCCGTTGCGGGATCTTCCGCTTCGGTTTCTTCTTGGTGCGCCCCTCCAGCCGGTCAAACTTGACGCGCAAGCCGAGGTCGCTCCCCTTAATGCTAACGGTCTTCAATGCACCGGGGCGGCGCCCGGTGGTCTTGTGCCCGTGGTCGCCGATCACCCTGTAGACGAGGTGATCCGGGTCGTTGGCGTTGGGGGTAAACCATGCCGCCTCGGGCTTGCGCCGGTCAACATGAAATTTACGCAAGATCAGGGCAGGGTCGTGGTCGAGCTGCAGGACGTCGCCCAGAATCTCGGACAGTTTTGGGAGGAGGTGCTTCAGGCGCTGGGCTGCGCTCCAATGACCGCCGCTCCGGCAGCGATAGAGGTAATAGTCCCACCACCCATGGGTGACTTGTGTGCCGCGCAGCGCCATCAGCTGCCGCTCCGCGACCGCGACGCGCACCGAGAGCGGGATGTAGGGGCGGGGACGTCTCACTTCTTCGCCTTCCGCGATTTGCCGGTCTTCTTCGCTGCCTCGGCCACGCGCTCCTTCAGCCCGTCCAGCTTCTCGGCCTTGGACTGCTCGCGCATCCGCTTCTGGTTCGCCTCGTAGGCAGCCTCGCGCTGTTCGCGCAGGGCTCGCTCACGAGGTCCGATCTCCTTGCTCACCGGGTCACCCCGGCATTGCGGAAGCCGATCTCGGCGCCGTCCATCTTCTCGCGGTGGCCGACGGTCTTGGCCCAGCCGCGCAACGCCTTCTCGATCTCGGCGTCGGTGAAGAACGGCAGCAGCTTTGACATGTCGAGCTTGTAGCGATCGGTCATGATCGCATAGGGCTCCTGCTTGGTGGTCAGGGTGACGCCGGCGCCGGACTGGTCGTTGCCGCGCACGCGGGTCATGTCGGCCGGCTTGGCCAGGGTGGCGATGCGGGCGTCCTCGGCCTTCTCTTGCTCCTGCTCGGCCTTGGTACGGGCGATGGAGGCAGCTTCCTCCAGCCGCGCAGCCTCGGCGGCGTGGGCCTGCCGGTTTTCCTCCTTGCGGGCGCGCTCGGCCGCTGCCAGCTTCTCCGCGGCCTCCCGGGCGATCCTAGCGGCCTCCTCTTGCGGGCGATCTCGCGCTGGGCGCGCTCCTCGGCCTCACGGCGGGCGCGCTCCTCGGCCAGCTTCTGGTCCTGGTAGGCATTGATGCGGGCCTGCAAGATATCGGTGGCGCCGGCTGCGGCCTTGCGGTCGTTGCGGTTGCGGCGGCCGATGCGGTCGCGCATGCCGTTGAAGAAGGCGTCGACGGCGTTGCCGCCGCGCAGGTAGGGCTCCTTCTCCAGCTCACGCACGCTCTCGCAGCGGCTGTCGAGGTCGCGCAGACGCTTGATCAGCGCGCCCAGCATCAGGGCGTCGGCGTCGGAGGTGACCTCCTTCGGCATCTCGCGGGCTTCGGACAGCAGCTCGTCCAAGGTGTTGGTCAGGCCGACATACTCGGAGGCGATCCGGGTGGTGACGTCCTTGGCGTAATCCGGGCTCTCGTTGGAGCCGGGAACGGAGCGGGTGGTGAGGGGCTCGGTGATGGGCACTAGCGTTCTTCCTTTGCTTCCAGGGCGAGGTCGTGATCGCGCTCGTCGCGTTCCTTAATCTCGCGGGCGATGGCGGAAAGTCGGTCGATGTCGTAACCATCGACCCCGTACATGACGGGGACGTGCATCAGGCGCTGGGCGAGATCGCGCAGGTACTCGATCACGGGGAGTTCTTCGTCGTCCTCAGGAGGCTGTGGCATGTTAATTTTCCTCGGCTGATTTGCGGGCCTTCTTGGCGTCACGGACGTGCTTTTCCTCGTGCTGGGCGCGCGCGAGGGCATTGGTTGAGATGGTCTGGTTGCACTTCGGGCAGATGCAGCGGCCCGGCCCGTTCGGCCGGTAGCCCCAGCGGCGCCATTCCGGGATCTTGCTCATATCGTGATGATCCAGAAGAAGGCGAGGCAGACGGCGACGACGGTGTAGGAGGCGACCTCCAGACCGACGAGGTCGGCGTCTTCGAGCAGGGTGCGGAAACGGTTCATGTGATGCTCCCTGAGCCCTGATGGCTCAACAAGAGGTTTACTACAGGAATCGGCGCCCGGCCGCAAGCGGAAAAATCAACAACATGTTGACTGCGGGAATCGAGTGGCCTAGATTCGCGCCATGAGCAAACGTCCGAAAACCGATGAAGAGGGCCTCGCCCTCCTCCTGACCAAGACCACCAAGGCGGATATCGCCCGGCATCTTGGCATCAAAAAGCAGAACCTCACCCGGTGGAAAAAGGTGCCGCCACACTACGTGGCGCAATTGTCCGAGCTGACGGGCCTGCCGCGCGAGTATATCCTGCCCAGCGTGTTCGCGTAATCGGCCACCCGGTGCCCCAGCGGGGTGGTCTATGTGTGCCCGGCGGAATTGGTGATGCGTTCCGCCGGGCATTTTCCTGCCTCAACCCCAACCGGAGCGCCAGATGGCCAATCGGAACAAGAAGTCCCAATCCCAGATCGCCGACGAGATCCGCGAAAAAGCCAACAAGGCCGAGGCCCGTGCCGCCAAGGCGCCGAAGGCCGACACCGTCAAGGCCGATGCGACCAAATCTGACGCAGCCAGCGGCAAGCCGGACAAGCCAGCCAAGGCCGCCAAGAACGCCCCGCGCGTCAGCAATGATGACCAGGACCGCGCGCTGTTCCTGCAGGCACTGCCGAAGATCGCCGGGCTCAAGGCGGCGCTGAACACCGCCAACGCCAATTTGCGCAATGCCTACAAGCAGGCCAAGGCCGACGGCTTCGCCAAGGGCGACTTCGAAGAGGCGTTCCTGATGCAGGGCGCCGAGGGCGAGAAGGTCAAGAAGTCCGCGATCACCCGCTCGCTGCGCATCGCGCGCTGGCTCGGCATGGATCTCGGCGCCCAGCTCGACATGTTCGAACAGGATGCCCGCGTGCCCGCGGTCGACCGCTCGTATGAGGAGGGAAAGTCCCAGGCGATGCAAGGTCTTTCCCTCAAGTGCGACTACGCCCAAGAGACCGAGCAGTACCGGACCTTCGCCAAGGGCTGGCACGATGGCCAGGAGATCCTGTCGAAGGGCTTCAAGAAGCTCCACCCCGAGGTCGAGGCTGACGAAAGGTCCAAGCTGATCAAGAAGCAGGAGCGCGAGGCGGCCCAGGCCGAGGACGCCAAGGCGTTCGATGCTCCCGCCTCCGGCGTCGCCATGACGCGCGCGGAATTCGAGAAGCAGAAGCAGCAGCAGGGCAAGCCGAACTGACGTGACCGAACCCTTTGTCAGTATCACCTTGATGGGGCCGCCTTTGGGAAAAGGGCGGCCCCGTTTCACGACCATCGGCGGGTTCGCGCGCGCCTTCACGCCGAAGCAGACGCGCGACTATGAGAACGCGCTGAAGGAGGCCGGCATCGCCGCCATGAAGGGACGCCCGCACCTGGACGAGGCGGTGTCGGTGGTGATCCGCGCCTTCATGCCGATCCCGGACAGCTGGAGCCGCAAGAAGCGCGAGGCCGCGCTGGCGCACGAGATCATGCCGACCACCAAGCCAGATTACGAAAACATCTCCAAGATGATCGACGGGCTCAATTATCACCCGCCCCGCTTCAAGGGCGACCGCGAGCGGCGCCCGATCGTGTGGCGCGATGACAGCCAGATCGTCGCCGCCCAGTTCATCAAGGTCTACAGCGACCGGCCGCGGCTGGTGATCGACGTGTGGAGATGGGATGCAAATGGTTGAACAGTGGAAGCAAATCCCTGGATGGGAGGCTTTTGAAATTTCCGACATGGGCGGTGTTCGACGCGCCGGAAGCGGGAAACGTCTCAAAACTCACATCAACGACAAGGGCTATCCTACGGCGCACCTGCGCATGGATGGTCGAGAGAAGCAGCTCCCGGTACACGTCGCCATCTTGCTCGCGTTCGTCGGTCCAAAACCCACTCCGGAGCATCAAGGCGCTCATGGCGATGGCGTGCGGGCCAATAGTATCCTCTCGAACCTGAGATGGGCTACGCCCAAAGAAAATACAGCGGACATGAAGAAGCACGGCACGCAGACTGCTGGCGAGGCTCACCATACAGCGGTTTTTTCCGCTTCCGATCTCGCCCAGGTTTTCCCCCTGCACAAGGAGGGAAAGTCTTACAGCGAGATCGGGGCGATCATTGGGTGCTCGGCGGCGCACGTCAGGCATATTCTCAGGGGAGAACGGCGGCTCGATGCGCAAGAAGCACTCGCAAGCTAACCGAGGCTTGGATCTTTACGAGACCCCGGCCTGTGCTGTCGCTTCGCTCATCCAGCACGAAAAGCTTCCCCATGGGTTATGGGAATCGAGTTGCGGGAGGGGAGCTATAGCCGAAGTTTTGCTCGACGCCGGCCATGCCGTCTATTGCACCGACCTCGTCGATCGCGGCTACATCCATCAGGCCGCCACCGGCGACTTCCTGAAATCCACAGGATGTCCACATGGTGTAGATGGCATCGTAATGAATCCTCCTTACGCTTGGGCGGCCCTGCACGTTCGGCATGCTTTGCGGCTTTGTCCATACGTCGTCACGTTGTTGCCGCTCGCCTTTTTGGAGGCAGGAAACAGCAAGACCGAATCGGGCAGGGCGAGATTATTCTGCTTGGATCATGGGCATCTTGCTCGCGTGCTAGTGTTCCGCGAGCGCCTACCGTTCATGCACAGAGATGGATGGGCGGGGCCAAGAGCGTCCAGTAACACCCCGTTCGCGTGGTTCGTTTTCGACGGCGACCACCAGGGCGACGCGACCGTAAAAAGAATTTCGTGGAAGTCGGCCGCGCGAATCGTTGACGACGCTACCGTGGCGGGAGCATAACAAAAGTGAAGGGCCCCGGAGTCGCCAAAACTCCGGGGCCCTTAAACCAATCGTCGTGACCGATTGGGCAGTGCGCGGTTCAACATTTAGTGGCTAGCCACTGAACCGTCAACAAGCCCCGGTCCAAATGGAAGTGGGGCAAGTGAATATACAACCGCAAAAGTGGACGCCTGTCGCTCTGGACGTTGAGCAGTGCGTTCTTGGCAGCATCATGGTCAGTCCGGAGACGCTCGCGAAGGTCTCCGCAGTGCTCGAATCAGCGCACTTCTTCGATCCCATCCACGTTCAGATCTACGACATCATCACCACCCTGGCCGAGCACGGCAAGCTGGTCAGCGTCCTGACGGTGCCGTCGTTCCTGCCGCCGGTGATTCCCGGCACCAGCACCAAGTCCAAGGTCTACATGGCGCGGCTGGCCGCCGAATCAGTGCCGCCGGACATCGCGCTCGGCTACGCCAAGCACATCCGCGAGATGGCGATGCGGCGCCGGATCGGCGAGATCGCCACCCAGATGGCTCCTGACGCCGCTACGGACGCGAGCCAGTTGGCTTCCGAGGCGATCGAGGCCTTGGACACCGTCGTCGCCTCCAGCTCCTCCTGGGCCCTCCCAGCGGTCTCTATGGCCAACATCATGACGCGGTCGGTCGACAAGATCGCCGATGCCTACAAGAACGAGGGCCGAATCATCGGCATCCCGACCGGCTTGCGCGACCTCGACCACAAGCTCGGCGGCTTGCAGCGTGGCAATCTGGTGCTGCTCGCCGGGCGTCCCGGCATGGGCAAGTCGGCGATGCTGCTCAACCTGCTGCGGCAGTCCGCCAAGCGCGACTTCCGCTCGCTGGTGTTCTCCAAGGAGATGCCGGCCTCCGAGCTGGGCGAGCGCATGATCTCGGACTACATCTTCGATCTCCCGGTCACTCATGTGCCCTACAGCTATCTGCGCACCGGCACCTTCCACGAGAACATGTTCGAATACGTCCGCGAGGCCGCCATATCCAACGGCAAGCTGCCGATCGACGTCGAGGAGCAGTCTGGCCTGACGATGTCGCAGATCCTGACCCGCGCGCGGCGCTACAAGCGGCGTCACGGCCGGCTCGACATCCTGGCGATCGACCATCTCGGGCTGATCCAAGCCTCCGACCGCTACCGCGGCAACCGCGTCAACGAGATCGGCGAGATCACCGCCGCGGCCAAGGCAGCGGCCAAGGAGCTGGATTGCGTCGTGCTGTTGCTGTCGCAGCTGTCGCGCAAGGTCGAGGAGCGCGCCGACAAGCGTCCGATCCTGTCGGACCTGCGTGATTCGGGCTCGATCGAGCAGGACGCCGACACCGTGCTGTTTCTCTACCGGCCAACCTACTACCTCGACCAGTCGGAGCCGGAGCCCGCCACCGAGGCCCACATGCAGTGGGAGCGCGACAGCGAGGCGGCAAAAAACAAGTTGATCGCCATCATCGCCAAGCAGCGCATGGGCCCGACCGGCCACGTCGAGCTGTTCTGCGACATCGGCAACAACGCAATCCGCAATCTCGGACATCAGGGATATGGATCATGACCAAGGAAGTCTTCATTTGCCGCGCGCCGCGGAGAGCTGATAATTTCACCCACCTCCCGAACGAATTGCTGCAGTCGCGGGCGATCAGCCCGGAGTGTCTCGGCGTTCTCGTACACCTGCTGAGCCGCCCGCCGACATGGAAGGTGAAGCCGGAGGTGCTGGCCGAGCACTATGGCTGCAGCAAGGACCGCATCTATCGGATCCTCAAGGATCTGCAGTCGGCTGGATTTGTCGTGCGCCGATCGATGCGTGATGAGAAAAAGATAACACACTGGAAATACTGGGTTTTCGATGAGCCTCAGCTACTTACGGAAAATCCAGAAGTAGGTGCCGAGGATCTACTTCCGGGTTTTCCAGAAGAAGTAAATTCCGGAAACTGGAAAAACCCGACGCCTATAAAGGACAGAGATTCTAAGAAAGACAGAGATTCTCGTCCTGCCAAGCAGGACGCGCCATATTCGGAAGAGTTTGAGGCTCTCTGGCAGCAATACCCGAGAACCAGGAACACCTCGAAGAAGAAAGCTTGGGATCTCTACCGGATGCTGAACGAAGAGAACCAGCAGCGGGTCCGCGCCGCGGTGCCGGCGTTCGCCGCGGCGATGCGTGCCGAGGGCCGCCCCGAGGACAAGATCAAACACTTCCAGTTTTTCCTGTCGGAGCGGATCTACGAGACGGTGGCGCCGCCCGCGCCGGCCGCGGGCGCCCCCGCTGGGCCGGCCCGGCCGTTCTGGGAGACAGCAACCCGCAAAGACTGGGTCAGCGCTCTAACCCAATGGTCTTACAACTGGAACTGGAAAAAGATGTGGGGCCCCGAGCCCGAGAACCCGCTGCGGCCGAACCCCGCGGGCGCGCCAAAGCACCATGTGCCGCAGGACATTCTCGACCGTTTCGACCTGAAATACCGCGGCCATTTGTACTCGCACGAGGAGCTGGCGGCGATCAGGGCCAGGGTCGAGGCCGCGGAGGCGAGTAAACACGCAGTTGACAAAGAGCGCGCGGCGTGAGACAACGACACCCGTCGGCCCCCGATGATGTCGGGCCAACCGACCGCCGATTACGATAGGGTTAAGCTGGCGATAACATCCTACCCGCCTGCGGTCCAACTACCGGGCAACCGGACCAGAATCCGCAGGTGTTTGAGGCCGCCAGGGACTACATCTTCAACCGAGCCGATAGGGCTCAAGGAGCATCACTCATGAAGACCGGACGCACCCTCACCGAACTCGCCGCCGAGATCGAGCGCCGCGCCAACGGCAAGAAGGATCTGATCGTCGGCACCGGCGTGGTCCAGATGTTGACCCCGTCCTCCGGGCCTGACCTTCGCCCCACGCTGTCGATCGCGGGTGACCGCATGTTCGGCATCAACGACATCGCGCACGGCCAGATCGCCGGTCATACCGAGATCCCAAAGGCCTACTACGACCGCATGCTGAAGGACGAGCCGGGCCTGCTCGCAAACAACGTCAATACGTGGTTCCGCAAGTACCCGGTGCCGCGCATGGTCCGCACTCTCGACGGCAACGCCCGCGCCTTCCTGTCCGACAAGTTCTCGCCCGACATGGAGAACGAGGATCTGGCCGAGGCGGTGCTGCCGGTGCTGCTCGACATGAACCTCGCGATCATGTCCTGCGAGATCACCGACCGCCGGCTCTACATCAAGGCGGTCGACAAGAAGGTCGAGCGCGAGCTGGCGAAGACCGGCGCGCGGTTCGGCGACGGCGGCCACACCATCGTCCGCGTCACGAGCCCGGCGATCACGATCTCCAACTCCGAGGTCGGGATGGGCGCGCTGTCGATCCAGGGCGGCGTCTACGACCAGTTCTGCTCGAACCTCGCCTCGTTCGGCGAGCGCTCGATGCGGCGCTCCCACGTCGGCGCCCAGCACAAGGTGGCCGAGGGCGAGCTGTACGCGATGCTGTCGGACAAGTCGAAGCGTCTGAACAACGCCGCGCTGTGGTCGACGGTTCGCGACGTGGTCCGTGCCGTGTTCGATCGTGCCAAGTTCGACGCCCTGGTCGACAAGATCGAGGGCTCGCACGCGGACAAGATCGGCGGCGACGTGGTCAAGGTGGTGGAGATGTCGACCCGCAAGCTCGGCCTGCTCGAATCGGAGGGTAAGTCCGTGCTCAAGCACCTGATCGAGGGCGGCGACCTGTCCCGCTTCGGTCTCTACAACGCGGTCACTCGGATGTCGCAGGACATCGACAGCTACGACCGCGCCACCGAGCTGGAGCGCATCGGCGCCCAGGTCATCGAGTTGCCGAAGGCTGACTGGCAGGTTCTCGCCGAAGCGGCCTAGAGCGAACCCAGGGAGGGGCTGCCCCCAGCCCCCATCGCCCCTCCCTGGGCCCACATTGGAGCGACCATGGACGACGAGAAGCAAAAGCAGATGCTGTCCCTGTTCGCCGAGCTGCGGGCCGAGGAGCCGATGCTCGACGCCGAGACCCGGCGCAATGTCGACAATATCGACATTTTCGAAGCCATGATCCGGATCGCCTACGAGGGCGTCACCATGGTCGTTGCCGGCCACCACATCATGTTCATGCGCGAGGGAAAGTCGACCCCGGGCGAGGTCGCCAGCGCCGACACCCTGATATTCGACACGACTGTGGCTGAGAAGGTGTGGGGCGGGAACTACATGGCCTATCTGGCGCTGCTGGCGTGCGAGCCGATCGCGACCCGCGACAAGCTGCTGCGAGCGCTATTCACGAGGCGAGAACATGCCGTGGAACGTCTGGAGCGTGACTGAGGCCCGCTGGCTACTGATGCAGAGCGTCAAGTCGCGTAGCGCGGCGCAGGACGCCATCGACGCCTTCCTCAGTAAGGATAATCCGGGGCACGAGCTGGAGCCGCGAATCGTCCGCTCGTCCCTGGAGACCAATGGCACCGGCGGCCTGCCGTTCAAGCCGGATGCGATCTGGCGCATGGCGATGCGCGACTTTGAGGCGCGTGCCGGCAATGCCACCGCGGTGGTCGGGAAAATGAGACACTACCATTTCCACCGCGACCACGTCCGCAAGGCGGCGACCGCCAACGACATTTTGCGCGCGGCGATCGAAGATCCAGCCCGGGGCCGCGAATCGGGCAAGAAGCTGACGCGGCTACTTTATTCCGACGTCGAGAAATTGAAGGCGGCGCTGCAATGACGAGCCTGACCAGATGCCGGATGTGGGCGATCGAAAACGCCCTGATCCACAGCCTTGCTGGTGCCATCGAATCCCGCAACCCGAACCGGGAGGATTACGAGAAGGCGCTGCGCTGGGTGCAGGAGGAGATGGCCCGCCGCAGTAAGCGTG